GCGAGGCGTCTCCGGTCGCCGCCTGGGCGTCGGCCAGACTGTTCTGGGCGTTGGTGCTGTCGGTGATCGCCTTCTTGTAGGCCTCCCACGCAGCGACGAGCTTCGGGACGGTGCGAAGCGGGCTGTCAGGGCCGCCGAGGAACCTGAACTCCTCGTTGGCGAGCCGCTGCTGAAGCTGGACCGCACGGATCGCGTTGGCGCCGCGCGACTGGGCCTGGGCAAGCTCATTCGTCTGGCCGGTCTGCCGGCGCAGTTCGGTAGTCTGGTCGCGAAGGCCCTGCGCCTCCTGGCCGCCGACGACACCCAGAGCGTCACGAAAGGTCGTGTTCGGGTCTTGCCGGCGGGTGGTGGTCATAAGCTCCTGAGCGCGGTTCAGGACGCCGGTCGCGTAGCCACTCCCCCCGGTCTGGCGGCTGAATCGCTCGGTGCGCTCAAGCGCCTCACGAGTCTTGTCGATCTCGTTGCGCAGGCCCTCAAGCTCGATGCGCCCGTTCGCGGCCTGCCGCTCCAGGGAGCGCAGGAGGTTGCGGTCCTGGTCTTCGGCCGTGCCAGCAGCGATGCGCGCACGGACGCCGAAGAGCGCCTGCTCGACTCGCTCAAGGTTCTGGCGGGTCGTCAGCAGTCGCTTGTTGAAGCTGTCGAACTCGTTCGCGCCGACCGTAGCCCCCTGGTCGATGAAGGCGCGGGCGATCTTCCGCTCCTCCTCCGCGATGGCCTGACGGGCTTCCTCGAACTCGCGGCGGTTCTGCGACTGGAGGCGAGCAAGCTCGGCTCGCGCGTTCGCCAAGCCTGCGTCCAGGCTTGCGACCATGCGAGCCGAGTCAGAGGCCGGGTTGCCCTCCCGGTCCACGCGGTTGGCGCCAGGAAGGGCGGCGAATCGGTCGCGCCTCGCCTGCAAGTCAGAGACGCGGCCCTCCGCGCTTCCGATCTGCTCCATCAGCGTCGGGGGAGCGACGATCTCCGCAGCGCGATTCGCGACGTTCGCGAACAGGTTATTCACCCCGCGAACGAACTCCGATGAGTTCCACCGCTGCCCGAGCGTGGCGAACAGCCGGTCATACGAGTCGGCCGCTCGCTGGTTGGCGCGCTCGACCGTGTCCGGGAGCCGCGCGAACTCATCGTTCGCCCTGCTGGATGCCCGCAGGATCGCATCGAACACGTTGCGGCTGCTCAGTTCGCCGGCCGCGCCCATCGCACGAAGCTGGCCGACCGACACGCCCAGGCCGTCCGCGATGGCCTTCGCGAGCGCCGGCATGTTCTCCATGATGGAGCGCAGTTCGTCGCCGTTCAGCCGGCCCGAGGCGAGCGCCTGGGAAAGCTGGAGCATGCCGCTGCCGATCTCGCCTCGGCTTGCGCCAGACACCGCACCGAGCTTCGCGACCGTGTCGGAAAGCTGCGCGATCTCCTGCCTGGAGGCGCCAAGCTGGTCCGCGTTGCGGGCGATGCGCAGGAAGCTGTCGGCGGCCTCGTTGAAGCCCAGGCCGGTCTCCTGGGTGGCCTTGTAGAGCGCCCGCATCGTCTCGGTCGCCGCCTGCTGCGAGCCGAGGGCGTTGCGCATCCGCGCGTTGAAGAGGCCGAGCCTATCCTCAGCGGCGGCGAGCGTCTTGTTCAGTTGGTAGTAGCCGGTCGCGAGTGCCGCGATGCCAGCCCCCACGCCGGCCACCGTCGTGACGATGGGTCCGATGGCCGCGACGAAGCGCCCCGCGCCACCAGCGGCGGCCCCGAGCGCCCCGCCCAGGCCCCCGCCGCCACTGCCGCCACCCGCAGCGCCGCCCGCGCCAGCGGCCCCGGCAGCGCCCCCCAGAGCCGCGCCCAGGCCCGTGACGGCGGGTGTAGCGCCGGCAGCAGCGGTTCCAAGCCCGGTGATGCCCGTGGTGGCCTGCGTGGCGCCCGCGTTGGTCTTCTGGCCCGCCTGGGTGGCGGCATCGCCCATCTTGCCGAGGCTGACGGCAGCGTCGTCGGCAGCCTTCTTCGTGCGCGCCAGCGGCTCGGTGTTGATGACGAACCCAAGCTCGAAGTTCTCAGCCATCAGCCACGTCCTCGCTCAGAGTTCTCAGGTAGGCGTCGTCCAGGCCCCGAAGCGCGTCCAACTCCCACCCATCCAGGCTCATCCTGTGTAGCCGAACCCAGGCGTCGATTTCGAGATAACTGATTGGGTTCGGCCCTGCCATGCCGGCGGTGCGGGCCAGATGAAGCTGGTAGAAGACCGACCAGAGGAATCGGCCTTCCGATGGAAGCGGAGGGCTGGCGGCGATCAGCTTTCGCCCGGTGGCGCGCTCGACCGCAGCGTAGTGGTCGGCGACGCTCCCACCGCCAGCCTGCTTCGAGAGTCCGAACTGATATCGCGCGAACGCGATCAGTTCCCGGACGACGCCCTCGTAAAATTGGCGCGGTTCGCAATGAAGGCCTCGACCTGTTCGCGGATGACCGGGTAGCGGTCGTAGAGCTTGCAGGCGTTCTCCACGGAGAACGGGATGGCCTCACCCTGGGGAGTCAGCACGTTCTCCCAGGTCGATGTGCAGGCCGCGCTGAACTCGATGTTCCGGCGCATCGCCTCCTCGAACTCGTCGTCCGAGGGAGCCGCCGCCGGGGTGTCGCCAGAGGCGGCGCGCTTCGCCATCGCCGCACGGGTCTGGTCGCGCACCACGCTTCGGACGTGCGTGCTGTCCATGCCGCGCAGGGTGATCCGCACCGGCTGCCCGTTGCGCGCCAGGAGCGGGCTTCCATCGAACTTCTTGATGGTCAGCGGCACGCCCTGCTCGGCGAGGGCCTTCGTGTCAATTTCGGCGAAGTCGAAGTTCATTGCTTCCTCTGGCTTTCTGGGATGAGAGGACGGGGGCGGCAGAGCCGCCGCCCCCTTCCGTGGGTTAGGCATTGCTGCGCTGAATCACCAGCGTGGACTGGTCGAACGTCGTGCCAGCCCCGCCGGTCTTCAGGAGGGCCTGGAACGGGAAGGTGGCGACCACGCCCCCATCCGGGCCGACCGTCTTGTTCACGCCCGTGAACTTCACCCGCTGCATGTTGACCACGAGGAAGTCCTTCGGGTCGGAGCCGGCGGCCTCAAGCTGCGCGACGATGTCCACCTCGGCCTCGTTCATGAAGACGTTCAGCAGCGCCGCGTCATCGAGGTAGGCCGAGACGTTGCCGGTCACGACCGAGCGGCCGTAGAAGATTTCCGGCACCGACTGCGACCCGACCACAGGCGTCGAGGACAGGTTGTTGTTGATCGTCAGGTCCAGGCCCGTGACGATTGCCGACGCAGACCCATTCAGCGTGAGCGAGCCGTTCACGCCGGCCAGGACGCCCGTGTTCGGCTGCGCCGCCGGGTTCGTGAAGTAGGGCGCCCCTGCACCGGAGCCGACCGTGGCGTCCTTGCCCTGGAAGCTGAAGTTCGCCGTCGCGATGCCAGAGGGCGGCAGGCTCAGAGCCATCTCACCCACGCGCATGCCCGTGAACAGTTCGTTCACGTCGATCTCGCTCATGTACTGCTCGATGGTGAACGAGGGCGTGAGGATGCCGTTCACCAGCTTGCGGCCCTGCACGGCCACCGTGAACGTGGTCTGGCTGGTCATATCGGCCGGCGCGGGGAACACGGTCATCTGCGTCGCGGTGAGCGCCGTGATGCGGAAGTTCCGATTCGCGTTCGGGCCGGTGATGGTGCTGAAGCGCACCACGTCGCCGACCTTGAAGCCTGCCGTGATCAGCGAGCCTGCACCGAAGGTGAATCGGCTCTGAGCGGCAGCAGCCAGGACATTCGTCAGCGTTGTATTGGTCGCCGAGACGCCGGCCACCCAGGTCGAGCGCAGAGCCGCCGCGATGAGGTCATCGAAGGACTGGATCGACAGTTCGGTATTCACCACGCCCTGGGCGCGGCGCGTGCCGTGGCGGGCGTCGCTGATCTGCTGGTCGGCACGCACCTCATTCGAGGTGAACGCGTCCTTCTGGGCCGCGAGGGTCGAAGACACGCGCCGCAGAGTGTTGCCGGCTGCGCTGGACGGGGCGCCGAAGGTAGTTTCGGCCCCGTAGACCAGACTGACATTCACATTCGACTGCAAAGCCATCTCGGGCCTCCTTCAAGAAGTGGCGACCCGCGTGGCGGGTCCAGGGATTCAGTTGCTCGTGTAGGCGACGACGGTGATGGTGAGCGAGCAGTTGAGCCAGTCCGGTTCCTGAACCAGACCCGCCCGGGTGGCCTGCTGCACTACACCCGTGTCGTTGCCATACACGAGGCTCGTGCCGGGACGAAACGTCTCCAGGATCGCCCCGGCGATGGCATCCACGGGGTTCGTGCCGCCGTTGGCCGGGAAGTGGAGCGTGAAGCTTGCGTTGATGGTGTGCGCGATGGTGCCGCCCAGGCCGAGCGCCCGAACGTCGGACGACAGGGGGCGGAAGCTTTCAGAGAGGTAGGGCGTGCCACGCACCGGGGTGAACTCGCGGCCTTCCCACGCCTGAGCCGGCAGCCCAGGGACCGTGAGCAACCGCTGCCGGATGGCAGCCCGGATGTTCGAGTGGACCGTCGCTGCCGTCATTTCGCGCCGAGCCTCTTCGCCACCGCCGAGACAATGTTCTTCCACTGGCTGACGGTGTCAGTCACGAAGAATCGGCCCTTCATCTTCGAGGTGCCGAACTCCACGAAGCGTGCGTACTTCGCGTTGTTCGTCATCCAGAAGGTGTCGCCCGCCTTCATGTTCGAGACGGTCAGCCCGATGTCACCCGCCGGGTTGCCCTTGCCATCCGCCGCCTGCGGCTTGCCCAGGCTCGGCTGCCAGGACGAGCGCAGGAAGCCCGTGTCCACCGGGGTCCGGTTCACGACCCGCGCGCTCGCCTCCTGCGAGGTCTGGCGAGCGAGCGCATCCATGCGGTCGCTGTTCGCCTTGGCCCACGCGGAGATGTCGGCGCTGAACTGGCGGCCCGTCTTCATCTACCGCTCCGCGTAGGCGAGGCTGTAGATCGCGCCGTCGGCAGCGGGATCGTAGGTGGTGGCCCAGAAGATCGTCCAGGCCGCGCCCTGCCACTGCACGAGGTCGCCCGGCTGCGGGCGGATCGACAGGCCCTTCTGCGCCATCGTGATCTCGATGGCGTTCTTGCCCGCGAGAGAGCCGACGCGATACTCCGCGCCCTTGCCTGGAGGCAGGACGACCGCCTTGACGGTGTGCGGGGTGTTCGTGCTGGTCTCGATCTGCGTGATCGGGTCGAAGGCGGTCACGCCCTTGCGCGTCAGCACAAGGGGGGCGCCCTTCTTCTCGATGAGCGCGAGGGCGGTCGATGCCAGGGCATCGTACTTCCCCACCGATCAGTACCCCTCGCCCGGGTTGTCGTGCATTCCGTGGCCGAAGTAGCCGGCCGTGCCGCCGCCGAAGAACGGCCCCTCGATGTCCATCGGGTCGCGGACGTACTGGGCGAGCAGCTTCGCGGCGAACTGGTAGGTCTTCCCGGCCGGCGCGTCGTCGGCGTAGGTCACGCTGATGGAGCCGACGGACTCCGAGCGCACCTTGCCGCCCCGGTCGAGGTCTTCGTAGAGCGGCTGCGTGAGTGCCTTGAAGGCAAGCTCGTTGCACGCCTGCGCGACCCGGTTCGGGACGCCCGTGATGACGTAGCTCGACCAGTCGGTGAGGTTCGTGCGCGGGAACTCAAGGGACTGGCTCCCGAGGGAGCGCTCGCCCTTGTAGCGGAACTGCGTGTCGATGTAGCCCGTCGAGAGCCGAAGCGACTGCTCGATCTTGGCGTCGGCCACCCCTGCGTAGGAGTAGCCTCGCGCGTCGCAGTAGGACTTGAAGGAGGCCACCGACTGGTAGCTCTCCGCATCGGACCTTCCGGTGCCGTCCTCGACTACCAGCGGCATCCCTACCTCCTCACGCGCCCGCGCGCTTCTCCGCGTCCGCCTTGCTCATCGGGCCATCCACGACGGCCCCGCTCTCATCCAGGACAACGTATCGCCCGAACCCCTGGTGATCCACGCGCAGCTTCGATCCGGCCTTCATCTCGACCGCCGGCTCGGGTGCGGTGGGCACCGAGGCCTGAACGACCGGAGGCGGCGTCTGCATCGTCTCAGGCGTCGCGGTGTCGATCATGCGCATCTCGAACATCTGGCGCAGGCGTCGAACCTCGATGCCCTTGGTCTGCACCGCATCGCCCAGGCGATACTCCTTGCCGCTCATCACGAACGGCTTCACGCATCGGAACTGGCTCTGCGGCGAGAATGGGGAGCGATACTTTTCCATCTCTGCTTTCTCGTGGGATTCATGACATGAGGGGTGGGAGCGGGCGCCCCTGGGGTATAGGGCTTACCCGCTCCCGATCATCGCCTTGGCGGGTTAGGCGACGATGCCGTCCCAGAACGCGCCCAGGTCGGCCGACACCAGCTTCTGGTCGAAGCTCATGTCGATCTCGACGCGGTCCGCGCCCAGGTTTTCCATGCGGAAGCTGCGGATGCGGTTACCTTCCGCACCAGCGCCCAGGAGGCCCGTCCACGAGAACGTGTAGCCCGCCGACGGCGTCATCAGCCCCGGAGCCGGGGTCGAGTACGTCAGCAGGCAGTGCTTGCCGCCGATGAAGCCATGCGAAGCGGCGCGGCCCTCGACAGCGGTGTTCTCGATGGCGTTCATCACGAGGACTTCGTCCACGTTGAACAGGCGCGCGAGCGTGTCCGCACCAGCCATCGCCGGGTTGCCCGGGGTCTGGCCGTACTTGATGCGGTCGATCACGTCCGGGTGGTCGAGCAGCGCGTCGAACACCGCACGGCCGAGAACGAGCTTGTTCGGCTCGAACCCGGTGGACTGCGCGATGCCGCGCTTCGCGAGGCGAACGTCCTCGATGGGGGTCGAGGCCGCGTCGTTCCACTGGAGGCGGTTGCTGGCGCTCGGGTTGCTGGAAACACCCGTGTACTGCGTCGTCCAGATGCCGGCGGCGAAGTACTTGGAGGTCCACAGCTTCTCGCGCTTGATGAGAGCCTTGTGGGTCACGAAGGCGGTGGCCTCGCGATCCGGGTTCAGCATCGAGTCGGCGTTCGAGCGCACCTCGTCCGGGATGTCCTTGTGGAAGGAGAACCGGGGGGCGAAGTACGTCGGGGTGTTGTCGAGCGTGTAGCTGCCGCCCGAGGACTCCGTCGCCGGGGCGCGGAGTTCCATCTCGTCGCGGTTGAAGTCGCCACGCTCGTAGACGTAGTAGCGGTCCGACTGCTTCGAGACGGGGATGTTCGGGAACACCCGCGTCGCGATGAAGTTCGTCGCGTTCTGGAGGAATGCGATGCTGATGTTGGTCAGCGGCGCATTGACATGCACGTCACCAGGAGTCGGATTCACAAGGAATCTCCTTCTTCTCTAACCCGTTAGGCCAGTGCGGCGAACGGGAACGGGTTGATGAGAACGGGGATGATGTCCCCGCTGGCGGCGCCGGCCAGGGCCACGCCGATCACGGCATCACCGGCCGTGGTCGCGGCGATCACCGCGCCGTTCGCGTCTGCGGTCACGCGGGCGCCAGCGGTGATGGAGCCACCGGCCTTCGCCTTGGACACGCCCGCATAGGCGACCGTGGCGGCCTGACCGGCAGCGTTCGGGTCGTTCTGGAGGATGCCGATGGCGAGCGCCGTGGCGTTCGCGACGGCGGCGCGGCCGTTCGAATCGACGGTGAGGCAGCGGTACTGCTGCGCGGAAAGGTCAGCCGCCGCCGGAAGCGTGATCGACTGGACCTGATTGTCGTAAGCCATGGGTGGGTCTCCCTCGCGTTAGGCGCTGCGGCGCTTGGCGATATAGGCGTTGTAGATGGCCGGGTTCTGCTCGACGGCCTTCGCGTAGGCCTGCTCGAAGCTCACCTTGTCGGCGGCCTGGATTTCCTTCGCCTTCGCCTTCAGCACCTCCTCCGGGTTGCCGTCCACGGCCACGGGAGTGCCGAAGGACTTGTAGAGGGAGGAGGTCTTATCGGCGGCGGCCTGGGACTTGAGCAGCGCCTCGACCTTCGCGGCGTCCGCATCGGTCGTGGTGCCCTTGCGGATGCGCAGCAGCAGCGGGCCGACCTCGGCCGCGTCGCCGATGCCGATCTCGCGAGCCTTGGCGATGGCCTCGGACTCTTCGCGCTCGGCCTGCATCTTCGCCAGGGCCTCGGTGGCGGCCTTGGACTCAGCGCGGGCCTTCTCGACCAGCATGCGCACGCCAGGGTCGAGGCTCTTGAGAACCTCCTCCTCGGACTGCGGGGTGGCCGACTTCTTCAGGTCGGTGATCTCGGCGTCCTTCGCCTTGATCACCTCGTTGGCGTCCACGAGGGCGGCCTCGGCCTCCTGGGTCCGCTCGTCGAGGGCGGTCAGCTTGGTCTCGGCGTCCCCGAGAGCCTTCGAGAGGTTCTCGATGTCCATGCGATACTCCACGAGATGAGCCGCGCGAGAGGCGGCGTCGTTGTCGAACGAGTTGCCATCGTCCGTGGCATCCCCGGAGGCATCCGGGGACTGAGCTTTCTTCATCGGCTTGTA